CAACCTTTTATTTAAAGAAAATGCAACTTTTCTGTTGCCAGGTAAGTTGCCAACCCCTACATACCTAATCTAGGCTGCTAGTGCCATTTCTGGCTTATAATTGTCATTTGCAATTATCAGTTTTGTTCGCGATAACCGTGCTTACATCCGGACAACTCCACTCACCTAATTAATACCAGTCGATCCTAGTTCGCCCCCGTCATAAGCACACTCAGTAAATGTGTTTATGGTGGAGGCGCCGGGTACCGCCCCCGGGTCCTGTCTATCGTTGAGTTTGCTTCAACATTGTACGTTATTTATAGCACATAGACACTCAAAAGTCAATAAATATATGTATGTTTACAACCATTAAAAATAAACTTAAACAATGGCGTGAAAAGTGGACTGTTGATCACACAATAGATATTGCAGTTGACATTACACTATTACTCATAGATGTAATTATGTCACCTGTGTTAATTATTGTACGACTAGTCAGATATATAATTGGAGATTGGGTTGCAGATAAACTTAAATGGATTATTAAGTTAATTGTACACTGGTATCAGAGACAACACCTTGTTGTAAGAAAATTGATAGTATTAATCTTCTTAATAGCATTGCCATTTTTACTTATTATTCTGTGGGCGTTTTCTGAATTTTGGACAATGTATTGGGAATACACTTGGGGTGACAAGTAACTTAAATTATTGTACTTGCACTTAGGTCCAAGCCACTAGTAGTTTCTAGATATGCTTTTTTAATTTCTTTAACTGTTGATGCACTCATTGTTACACCATGTTTGTAAATGTTTACTGGTGTAGTTTTCCAATCAGCACTAATCATCATTGGTGCCATTACTGGTCCTTTTTCTTGTAGTATCATTACAAGAGGTTTGCTAACTACATAAGAATCCATTTTTTCTTCTGTTAACTTGGCTACTACTTCTTCGCCTGTGTTTAGTCTAAAAGTAATTACGTCGTTTACTTTAAAGTTTGAAGTCACTAACATCGATATTTCCTAATCTTTCATTGAGTTGTACTTGGCCTGTTGCCACTAACCCGTCATAGCCACCTTCGACTAATAAACGTCCGTTTCGATAAATTTGAGGCACTGTGCCGTGCCCCTCATTTCTTAAAAATTCTCTTGCATCTGGAAAAGTTTCAATGTTCTTTTCCTTGAAAGGCACATTCCATTCATTAAGTAACATCTTTGCTTGTACGCAGTATGGACAGTAATGTTTAGTATATAATGTGATCATAAACTAAAACCTTTAAATGACTCGTCACTTACGTCTTGCTTAGTTCCGCCACTTACATAACTACTAATTTCTGTTTCTTGTGGTGCTACTTGTACTTCTGCTCCACTAATCCAATTTTGTGTCCAAGGCAAAGGATTACTTCCACCTTTGTATGGACTTGTTAATCCAACAGCAATCATACGTTTGTTTGCAGTCCATTCAACATACTCTTTTAGTAGTTGTGCATTTAAACCAATCATACTTCCATCTTTAAACAAATATTCAGCCCATGCACATTCTTGATCAACTGCATCAACAAACATTTTTTCACAATCTGCTTTTGTTTCTTCAGCAATCTTAATAAAGTCTTTATCGTCCTTAGGAAGTATTTTTAATAGTGCTTGTGTACTTGCTAAGTGTACATTTTCATCACGACAGATAAACTTAATAATTTTAGCATTGCCTTCCATCTTCTTAAGTTCGGCAAATGCCCAACTACATGCAAACGATACATAGAAGCGAATACCTTCTAAAATGTTAACACTATTAATTGCTAACCATAATGCTTTCTTAAGTTCATATTCACTTACTTTAACTTTCTTACCGTTTATTGTATGTGTTCCTTCACCTAGTAATTGAAAGTGTAAACTTTTTTCAATTAAGTCATCATAGTAACCACTGATGTCATCTGCACATTCAACAATCTCTGGAATGTCCATTAGCTCATCAAACACTTTGCTTGGGTTTGAATACACATTACGAATAATATGTGTGTAACTTCTACTGTGTATTGTTTCACTAAATGTCCAAGTTTGTACCCATGCTTCTAATTCAGGAATACTAATAAGTGGACCAAATGCTTCCGTTGGTGCTCTACCTTGTACACTGTCTAACAAGATCTGTCTCTTAAGGTTGCTTGTAAAGATATGCTTCTCGTGTGTAGTAAGATCTTTAAAATCTTTGGAGTCACCTGTAATATCAACTTCTTCAGGTCTCCAAAAGAAACCTAATTGCTTGTCTGTAAATTTATCAAATTGTCGATACTTTAATGTATCATAACGTTGAATTGCAACACCTCCGTTTGGATCTAAGAAGGCTTTACTCTCTACGTGATTCTTTTTGTTTTCACTATCAAAAACACTCATTATTTCTTCCTTATATTACACATGCTTCACAGTCGGCATCATCAATGTCCCCCTGTGGCAAATCATCAAATTTTGATACGTCAATTTCACCTTGACCATCATTAGTATTAAAGTAGTACAGTTGTTTGCCGCCATACTTGTAAAACATTAACAAGTGTTGCAACATAGTACTCATTGGAATCTTCTCATCTTCATAGTGGACAGGATTATAACTAGTGTTTACACTGATACCCTGATCAATATATTTTTGTAATACTGCCATAATTTTTAAATAACCAACAGGTGATTCTTGATTCCATAGCAACTCGTATTTATTCTTTAACTTGCGAAACTCCGGTACTACTTGCTTTAATACCCCATGTTTACTTTGCTTAACACTTACAAATGCACGGGGTGGTTCTATCCCATTTGTACTGTTTGAAATTTGAGCTGATGTTTCTGCTGGCATCAAAGCCATCAACGTACTATTACGAATACCTGTTTCCTGTAATTGCTTTCGTAGTTCAGGCCATGGCATTCTCTCGGTATGTGGGACCAGTTCATCTACATCTTGCTTGTATGTCTGGTTTGGGGTCAACCCATCTCCGTATTTTGTTTCGTTAGTTCCAGGACAAGCACCTTGTTCTGTTGCAAGATCCGCCGATGCTTTGATTAAGTAATAACTCCATGCTTCTGCATATTGATCAATCATATCTAAGTTTGGATTAGTATAATTCATATCATTCTTAGCCATCCAGTATGCTAAGTTAATAATACCAACACCAAGTGGGCGTCTTTTAATTGTACTATTTTGTGCCGCTTTAACTGGATAGTTTTGATAGGTAAGCAATGCATCTAATCCACGTACTGCTAAATCACATGGCTTTTGAAAATCTTCTGGTTTCTTAACATTACCCCAGTTAATTGCACTTAATGTACACAATGCAATTTCACCTTCTTCATCACTAAAAGAAGAAAGTGGTTTAGTTGGTAAGTTAATTTCACAACACAAGTTACTTTGTTTTACCGGTGCTAACTCAGCCTTGAATGCTCCATGGTCGTTGGCGTGATCGACATTCATAAGATATATTCGTCCAGTATTCTTGCGTTCTTCCATAAACGAACTAAACAAGTCACTAGCACGAATTGTTTTCTTTCGTAGTCTAGTGTTACGTTCAGCACGTTCGTATATTTCTTTAAACTTATCTTGATCTGTAAAGAAGGACTCGTACAAGCCAGGTACGTCACTAGGTGAGAAAAGTGTTATGTTTCCTCCACTAATAAGTCTTTCATACATTAATTTGTTAAACTGTACACCATAGTCCATATGTCGTACTCTGTTGTCTTCAGTACCTTTGTTGTTTTTTAATACAACAAGATCTTCAACTTCATAGTGCCAAATTGGATAATATAGTGTTGCCGCTCCGTTTCTTACTCCACCTTGTGAGCATGAACGTGTAGCCGCTTGGAACATTTTGTAAAATGGAACAACTCCAGTATGGTAAGCATCACCATTTCTAATAGGAGATCCTAATGCACGAATATTTCCTGCTCCAATACCGATACCTGCTTTTTGACTTACATACTTAACGATACTACTAGTAGTAGCATTAATACTATCCAAACTATCATCAGTTTCAATAAGAACACATGAACTGAATTGTCTTTGTGGTGTTTGTACGCCCGCCATAACAGGAGTAGGCAAACTAATATCAAAGTTACTAATAGCATCATAATAATCCTTTACATACTGTAAACGTGTATCTGCAGGATACTCAGCAAACAATGTTGCCGCGATCATCATATATGCTACTTGTGGTGTTTCAAATATGTCGCCTGTTACACGATTCTGTACAAGATACTTCCCACGCCATTGTTCCATGGCTGCATATGTAAGTACTTCATCACGTTCGTGTCTTGTGTATGTGTCTAGTATTTCCCATTCTTCGTCAGTGTAGTGGTCAAGAATAGCGTCGTCATAATAACCTTTTTCAATATTTGTTTTAACTGTTTGCAGTAGAGGCCAAGGAACAAAACTATCGTATACGTTCTTACGTAGGTGATAGTTAATTAAACGTCCTGCTACCCATTGATAATTAGGATTTTCTTCGCTAATTAAATCAGCGGCACTTTTAATAAGTGTTTCTTGTATTTCAGTAGAAGTAATACCGTTGTAAAATTGTAAATGACTTTTAATCTCAACTTCACTTGCACTGACACCTGTAATGCCTTCACAGGCATAAAATACAACTTTGTGCATTTTTTCAATGTCTAATGGTTCGTCTGTATTATTACGTTTCTTTACTTGAATATCACTCATTAATCGATAGTCCTATTGTTATAGATAGTTTACTGCGTTTAGATCGTTTGCATCAAAAGTACGATACTGATCTGTGTTATTGATCGACGTTGTATTTACGACATCTTGGTAGTGAATATTAAGAGCATATTTCTCACATACTACTACAGCCACGTCGTAACCCGACTTACTGTTATATATTACTACACTTAGGTCCCGTTTGTCAAATCTTTCTGTTAAAAAAAGTGTATAAAACATACCTAAAGCTCTTGCCGCTTCGCAGTACATGTTATCCACTAGTAGTGTCCATGGATCTGGCCAGTTTTCACAACTGTCAATATCCAAATAATGATTTACCAACGGAGCCATTTTCCATAAATCCGTTGTTTTTTGAAGCATATCCATCCTATCAAGATGCTGAATGCTTTTCCTGAATTTACGCCATTCAGATATACGATCCTCAGGCCTTAAATCAAACATAGTAGCCTTTTAGTTTACTTTTATTTTAATGTCTCGATACGATAATGTAACGTTGGTGCAGTACCTGTACTTGTTGAAGTATACTGTATAGTACCTGTTGTTCCATCAATAGTGAATCCAACTCCAACATCAGCATTTTCAACTCTTTCTTCATCTAAACTGTAACCACCAGTATTATTACCAGTTACTGTTAATGAACCTGTTGCACTTGCTACTCCACGGTTAATAGTAAAGTATATTCTACTGTTACTAAGAACTGCTTGATCAAAGTCGATAGTTGTATTAGTTGGCGTAGAAGTATTATCTGCTAGTGCTTCTTGTACACCTGGTTGTTGAAAGTGTGTTCCGTAAACAATATGTTCACCTGAAACTAACCCATATACTCTTTTGTTGTTTGTTTCAATTCTGGCGTGTGATGCTGCATCAGTGTCATTACGCTCAAAACTGTCACCAATACTGTAATTGTTATCACTACTAATATCGATGACTGGTGCTATTGGTCCACCTGCTCCAGTTGTTCCACTTGCAGTCATTACTTTAAATGTATTAAAACTACTTACAAAGTCACTAACTGCAACTACTTTAATTGCTGAATGATGAATATCATTAAACAAGGAATTATTAATTTTTACGCCTGCAGGTCCATTGGCTACAACATTTTCTCCAACTAGTATACCTTGGTAGAGTAAATGAAAATTACATTTATCTAATACTACGTTGTTTACTTCTGTATCAATAACAAATGCTGTATTTGCTCTTCTATAGTTACAACGATTAAATGTTATGTGAGCACTATCATCACCTATTTCTTTTGAAACTTTTACAGCTATACTATTACCAGTTGTACTAGGATAAGTATCATTATTTGCATGATTACCTGTAAATGTAACATCTTCAAAATGTACATAACTTGCACGTTCAACTAGTACTGATGTGTATGCAGTTGTGTTTTCAAAACTACAATGTGAAATGGAAATATTTTGTGGAAATGTTGCACCACTTAATCCAATGTTTGTGCCTGTTTGTTGGGCACTATCAGTTGTTCTTGCAACATAGTCTGCTGATGAACCTGCATACTTAAATATTGTATGTTCAGATCCTTCACCAATAATAACACAGTTACTTGGAATCTTAATTGCACTTTTTACAACATATGTTCCTGCTGGAAATAAAATTCTTTTTAAACTTTTGCTATTTGTACTTTCACGGCAATAAACTTGAAATAACATCCAGTTAATTTTTGCGGCTACATCTGTTGTACCGTCACCAATAATATCAAAATCTTTTGCACTTACAATATCATCTAGTTTGCTTTGTAATGTTCTTTGTACATTACCACTTCCGCTCTGTGTCTGTGCAGTGTATCCTACTTCAGTTCCTTTGTATGTATAAGAACTAATTCCACCTAGTATATCACTATACTGTGTTAGAATCTCTGTATTGCCAACTACAGGCGCACCTTCTTCAACTGGTCCATTACCAATATAAAGTTTACGATTATCAATTACCCAACCTAGTTCGGCTGCTGATAATTGAGGAAGATCTTGCAACAGACCACGTCTGTGTTGCACTCTTGAAATTTGAATTACTGCCATGTTTCCACCTTCGTCTATGTAATGTATTTATACATTAAGAAGTCTTTATATAGTACTGCTCGACACGTTTCCACCATTGTTGACGCCAATGTTCAAATAATTCTCCTTCAACAATAAACTCTTGATACTGTGGATCTGTTTGTAACTTACCTTGATCATCCATCTCAGGCTTAACACACATTAACACTACACCTTTAGAAATGTTTGTGCCATAGACTTCGTTATGTGCTTCTGCATATGCACACAGTTGTAAGTAATAATCTTCTACCCATTCTGCTTTCTTAGGCTTATTAGTTTGCTTAAAGTCCATAATAGCATGTTCGCCTTTGTGTACTCCTACTAAGTCAGTTGTACCTGCGTATATGCCAGGAAAGAACATAGATACTTCTACGCCCCATACTTGATCAACATTACACATTCCTTCACGTATAATAGTTTCAGCCATTGCATGAGATTGATGACTGAATGGATTTGTGCCACGTTCTTTAATAAAACCGTCAATGCAATAATTTTCAAGGTAGGTATGCATACGAGTACCACGATTGGCTGCCTCAGTCACAACTTCCTGTGCTTTAACCTCACCAACACGTTTTCGCCAACGTCTTAGACCTTCTTGTTTTTCTTGTGATTGAGTTACACTGAGGATTGTAGTTACACTAGGAACCGCTAATCCGTCAGGAGTACTGTATAGCCTTTTTCCGTCTACACTCTTTCGAGTCAAGGCTTTGTAGTCAAATTTATCAGTTATCATAATATTATTATAACAGAGATTTTGTTAGAGATCAAGTT